GCTACGAACGGGAACACCGTCGCTCACTTTCGCGGTAATAACAACGGGCGGGGTTATGATTTCGCCGGCGAAGGTGGGTCCAACTTCCAAGGAAAAGTGTGCATCTGGGGTGACGGTGGAGCTGGGGTAAACCATGCTGAGTTCCATGGCTGTTTCTATCCGAACGGGTCCGCTGGGGGGTCGCCGGGATGGACCAACGCCAGTGCGGCCTCTGTGGCCGTGGAACAGAGTCCTGTGTTCCGCCTGACAGGCACAACGCCAATCGCGAACTTCATCCATGCCCACGAGGGCCAGTGCCTCACCATGTATGCCGATAATGATAACGTCGTCGTCACTGATGTGGATGGGACAATCGACCTTGCCGGAGATGCTAACTTCACCATGACGCAGGGAGACACCCTGCATCTCTGTATGTTCGAGGCTGGCAACTGGTTCGAGGTAAGTCGTTCGGTGAATTAATACTATATAGGTATCTATATGGGTATAAAGATAGAACTAAACTACGAGGAGGAAGCCCGCATCCGCTATACCGCCCGTCGTATGGCGGAGTCGAAACTCTCGATCTCGAAATACTCTCAACACCCCTGGCCTTTCCTCCGCGACTGCGTTCGCACCGTGGATCAGGCGGTCCAGCAGGTTCGGGACTTTCCCAACGCCATCGTGGAGCCCAATCCCTCCTGCTCCTGTGGAGGTTGTACCTGTTACCAGCACCACATCGTCAATGAATGGATGAGATACCGCGTCCTCGTCATCCCCAAGTCTCGTAGGATGATGCTCACCTGGACCATGGTTGCGTGCCACTACTGGATGGTCCGCTTCCATCCCGGCTCCACAGTGGCATTCGTCTCCCGCAAGCAAGGGGCTACGGATTCCGAGGGTTCCGCTGAGCTGGTTCGCCGAGCAAAGTTCATTCACGACCGGCTACCAGATACATTCCCTCGGATAGAAACCTCCTATTCATGGTGCCGATTCCAGGTATTCTCCGACCCTCCCAGTGAGATCATCGGCATCGGCCAGGGCGCCAACCAGCTTCGCCAATACACCGTCACCGCCATAATGGCCGATGAGATGGCTTTCTGGGAGGAGGCTCAGGATACCTATGTCGCGGCCCTTCCCACCATCGAGGGAGGGGGCAGGTTCACGGGGATTTCCTCCGCGCATCCCGGATTCTTCAAGCGGCTGGTCTTCGATTCGGTGGATAACAGCTAACTTTTGACCTATATAGGTATCAGTGTTACAATGTTTACCGAACTGAAGATTCTTTGGGACATCTGGAGTATCTGGAATCAACTGAAGGAGGGAACCATGGATAGCGAAGCCATCTCTAAACTGATCGTCGTGTTGATCCCATTTCTTGCACCCTTCATCACCGCTGGGCTAAAGAAGATCATTCCCCGGCTACCCAAGCTGGCTATCGTCATCCTGCAACCCATCCTCGGGATACTCATCTCCCTCATCGTACCCGTGGACCCGGTGACGGGGTTACCCCTTGCAGGTATGGCTACAGGGGCCTTACTGGGCGCGTCTGGTATCTTCGTGCGTGAGGGACTTGACCAGAGTGTCAAGGTGGTTCGGGCCGTCTCGGCGGGAACTCCGATCCCACGCGATGGGGATGTAAAGACTGGTGTTGGGTGTCTCCCTGAGGCCCCTTGACGTAGGATCGTCCCCTGGTGTATAGTCCCCAGAAGAGGTCAACGGAATGACTTTCTTCGGGTCCACTTTGCTTGGCACCATTCCTGGTCCGTTGGCTTCTATCTATCTCCCATCCCTCCAGAAAGAAGGAGACCAAAATGCCTATCGGCTACAGCGATGATGTCCGTCTCCGCGAGCTGACCAAAGCGGCGAAGGCCAAGCTCGACATCCTCACCGCCAAACTGGGTCAGGTGAAGAGGGAGTTCGAGCAGGCCGAGGTTGAATACAACGATCTTGTCGCCCAGCAACGGCGGCTCACCGAGCCCGTCGATCTCTATGCCCCAACCAAGAAAAAGCCATCCACCACCAGCATGAAGAGGGAGGATAACTAGATGCCAGCGACAATCAGCGCATCGGGTACGTGGACGATCATCAACTTCTCGACCAGTGACGTTGGAGCGGTATCGGGCAACGTGGATGCCAACGTTCCCCGGCTGTCCAACATCGATTTCTACAACAGCCTGCGAGATACGGATTTCGCGGAACTGGAGCAGTTCATTCAGCTCGTCGCCACCGCCTATGGCATCACCAACGCGGCGGCTCACGTCCTGGTCCAGAACGCTCTCCAGATCCGGCAGCATCGAGGGATGCCATCAGCCACGGCGGTTTATCCATAGCCAACCAGATAGATAAGGAGGTAGCAAAATGAGTGGAGAGGTCGCAATCACTGGTACTGTTACACCCATCGCCACGACCCCGACCGACCAGGGTGGGTCGATCCACTTCGATGACATGGGAGGAGAGGAGCGCGACGCCCGAGTCGGCATCAACACCGACAAGGAAGGTTACCAGGAAGTCAACCGCATCCTCTCCGAGTTGTGCCAGAACTACGCTTTCCCATCCGGCAGCGCCGCCCGCGTCTGGCTCATGCAGATGCTCCAGTCCATGGGAGAGCAGCCTATCGATGGGTCGGATAGGGTCTACGAGCAGTAGGCGTGGCATTACCGGCGGAAAATGTCCTCGTTACCGACATACCCCGTGGAACATCTCCCAGAGTCGGTATCCAGGAATGGACCAACCCTGGAAATGGAGTCAGGGTCATCCGTGTTCACTACACGGCGGACCCGGAGAAGCGCAAACCCGAATGGAAGGAGACCGTCCAGCAGGGAATGCCCCGCCGTGGGTTCCTCCGTGAGTACGAGATCCGCTGGGATGTTCCCGAGGGAGAACCCGTCATCCCGGAGTTCGATTCTTCCATCCACGTCTCAGATCGCATCAAGATCGACCCGGCTAAACGACTGCTGCGATTCTGGGACTTCGGATTCGTCTCCCCGGTCGTCGGCTTTTTCCAGCTATCGGATTGGGGCCAGTTGCTTGGGTTCCGCGAGCTGTGCCCGTTCAACATCCCCCTTCGCCAGCTCGTTCCGGCGGCACAGTCGATCACACGGGATCTCGTCGCCCATGACAACGTATTTGACGCTGGCGATCCCGCCGCTACCTCCCAGACCGATCTCGGGGACGCCGCCTCGGTTCTGGCTCAGGAATTCCACATCACCCTCCATTGTACCCGGCCCGGAACCGAGATCTCCTACTCCAACCTGCGCCAGCGTATGTTGGATAGAGTCTACATCCCCGGTCGAGGTCAGGAGCCATCATTGCTGGTACGGCCTGAAATGCGGATGCTCATCGAAGCGCTGTCCGGGGGATACCATTTATCCCCATTGCCACCCCATAAACCCGTCAAGAAGCATCCCGACAAGGATCTCGTTGACATGCTGAGATACGGAAACGACTGCATCCATCTCCTGAACGTGGAGTTCATGGACAAGATAAAGGAGATGGCGCAGATTGATAGACTCTGGTAGGAGGTTTCGATGAAGAAATTTGTGTTCGTGTTCGCGGGTATCGTCTTCGGTGCCATCGTGGCATTCGTCATCTCGGGTCAGACCGTGACCATGGACCAATGCTTCCCCGTCGGTGGAGGTGCCTGCGTCCGGGTCGCTTTACCCAATGGCGCTGACCCCGGCCCCGCGTGTATCCCAGGAGAGGTCTACCTCGACACCAACGAGGCTGTGGATACCAACTGCACGACCACGGCGGACAATTCTCTCTGTCTCTGTACGGCGCTGAACACGTGGACAGCGCTGGAGAATAACTAGATAGATAACTACCAACAGGTGGAAAAGGAGAAAGAAGATGAAGTCGAAGATCGTTGGGTTTCTCGTCGCGCTCTTGGTTGGGGCTACTCTCGTGTGGGCGGCATCCTATACCACCGGGTTGAATCTACCACTCACTGACAACAGCTCCCTGAACACAGCTTTGCAGAGGATCGACGCGCATCTACTTCGCGTTGTCAGGGACCGTGGTTATGAGGGGCAGATCTTCTGTGGGGATCTAGGCAACGCTACGACACTCTACATGGGACCGGGAGACGCGGGGGCTGTTCGTGGCACCTATACGGATCTCCACATCGCGGGAACGGCTTGCAGCGCTTTGGACAATGCCACCGAAGCCACCGCTGATGCTCCCCTTTACACCAATATCCCTCTATCCATCCAGGGGATGCATTGTGCCCTTTCAGGCGCAGTGGCATCCGCAGTGGTGTTCACGGCCAGGAGTGCCGCAGCCAATTTGAATCCAAGCGTAACCTGTACCGTGGCTATAGGTGCCACCGACTGCTATGTGGGCGCGGGAACATCATCTCCCCCCACCGTAGCGGCGGGTGCCACGATGGCGGTAAGATCCGTGACAACCACGGACCTCTCCGCCTCGGATGCCTGGTGTGAGGTCTTCTATTCCATGAAAGCCACATGATCGTGGTCACATAAGTATGGTTGGTTGCTGATCGAAATAGAAAGGAAGGTAATTAGATGATGAAACTGAAGGTCTTCGTCTTTTTTATCTTCCTTCTCTTCTTCTTCACCGTCCCAGCCCACGCCGGTAGACTGACCTGCCCTCGTGGCAACCTCATCGCGGCACAGGTGGCAGCGGGAGCATCCACCCACATCGTCCAGCCACAGACCGCCGATTCCATCGCCTTTCAATATGTCTTGAACAGCGGCACCTCCGCAGTGGTGGAGACCCAGATCTGCTGCACCAGTGATTGTACCCCTACGGGAGACTGGGCGCAGGTCACGAACTCCTCTTTCACCATCAACGCTGGTACCCCAACGGCGGCGGCATCAGTCGTGTACCCGACCTGTCTCTATCGTACCTACGTAACTACCTGCACATCTTGCAACGTAGATACCTTCTTCGCGTGTAGTGCGGGGGGCCACTAATGCCTGGCATATTCCTCTTCTTGCTCACTTTCTTGTGGGCGGGGGAGAGCTATGCCAATCCAACCTGTGTATCCGGGCCTACTCTGGCGTCCGGTCCCGCTGATTCTGGTGGAGTCACCTCGGATGTCGGCCCCGCGATCACATGTGGTGGAGTAGGCACCCCTGGTCCTTGCAACTATGATAGATGTGATTACGACCTGACGAGGATCTGTACCTGCGGCACGGATACCTGCGCTGTTGGGGAGTTCTGCTGCGCTGCGGGGGACACCTGTTATGCTACCCAAGCCCTCTGCGACGCTGATCTCACCTGTATAGACTCCTGCGTCTACGATCCCTGCCTATTGGCCGAACCCAGGGTTTGTACCTGTGGTTCCGATACTTGTGCTGTGGATGAATGGTGCTGCGCGGGGGATGATACCTGCTATGCCTCACAGGTTCTTTGCGAGGTAGGTGCTTGTTCAACTACGACCACTGTTACCACGAGTACGACAAGTACGACCACCACCAGCACTACCACGACGACTATTCCGACAACGACCACCGAGGCCCCAACGACCACGACGACAACCACAACCACGACAACGACGACCACTGAGGCTCCCACGACTACAACAGCGGCACCGACCACTACGACCGCCGCTCCCACAACGACTACTGTTGTCACAACCACCACGGTTGCGCCTACGACCACAACAACGATCCTTTGTCTTAACGACGCTTGCGAGGACGCTGTGCCAGGTCCATGCCAGTGCGGCACTGAGCCTTGCCTCACGAGTGAGTATTGCT